GCTCTGCCAACGCATGTTCTGCGTTAGAAGGGCACCCTCTCCAAGGAGAAGGACCTCGAAAGAGGGATACGCCTTCTCCCCTTCCGCTACTTGCGTAGCTACCACCCTTAGAAGGGTGGCATCCAGTGGACCTTTATGTTGACGGCGGCCGGACGTCCAAGACGTTCATAGCTCTCTAATTCAAAGGGGTCCTCCCCTTGTTTCAAGAACCACTTGAGCAAGGAAGATACACCATCATCCCGAATATCGGACAATGGTGACGGAGCGTGAATTCGCGCAGCCCTAACCAAGGGCCTTTGCAAGCATTCACCCGCCTCACCTCGTTCGGCTTTCCAACCGAGAAAGGAGTACCTCCCCAACCCAGCACAAGACTCTTCGACGATGGGAAATGGGATCAATTTCTTGATCCTATCGTCAAGCCACCTAGCAGTCGCCCACATACCCTGTTTGTACATCAGGTTACGTAGAGCGACGGTGGCAGAGATCTCATGCCCGTCTTTGCGTGATGCAGGTAGCACCGATCGAGCCTTTACGACGGAAACGTCGTGGCCTGACCAGTATTCCTTGCCACAAGATTCTCTGAACGATCCAGTCCAGAAGCTCTTGCTCGAGTTAACCTTGTACCCGTAGGATTCAAGGCACTCTATCACGACAGGCGCATATGTAGTGGGGACAATTAGATCATCTCCATAAACACACACCTCACCGAGGAAAGACTTCAAGTCTTTCCTGGTCAACCGACGACTTAGCTGACGTCCGATTGCCATAAATATGATCGTTGTGAAAACAATCGATTCCATAGCAAACGTCATAGCTGAACCCATCGACGCAAACTTACTTAGGGGGATTACCCCATGAGTAGGCACATCAGCCGTCAAACTTCTTGTTGCTCCAACAGCCTCTGCTAAGAGGGAATGACGTTGGAAAAGAAGTTCTACATGCCGATTCGAAACGCGATCAGAAGCCTCACTAAGATCTAGTGTGGCGAGGGCTCCAGTAATGGAACCTTCCAGGGCGAGACGCTGATTAGGCGCCTGATACCTTGATCCGATGAAACTCTTGAGGAGGTTATCCCTCTGATGAGCTTCCTTGAACCATCTGAGCAAAGCTTGCTGCATGTACTGCATACAAACTGGCTCAATTGCAATGATTCGAGGGCTTTTCGGCGTTTTAGGTACAAGAACCACCCTGACGGGTAGTTCTTGACCGGGTTCAGCCCAAGTAACCGCACCATACTCATCAGAGTAGTGGTGGCCTGGTAAGAGGTAGTCTCCAGCTGGAAACACCTTCTCCAAGCGATCCGTCCAACTGCGTGAGGCGAATTTGAAGTTTCCTTCTACTCGCTCTGCAGTCTTACCGGGTCCGTGCTTCGGGATGGCATACTCCGAAAACATTGATTTCTCAATGTCCAGGAACATGTCACGAAAAAGCAAGTTGCTGTAGTAGACAAATTCATCCACCATCTCCTCGGAAAGGAGACCATCTGCAACTTTTACTTCGGCTTCACACTCGATGTACCCATCAAGTGCACGTTGATCCCTTTCGGGAGTGCACTCAATCTCAATCTTGCTGTGCAACAAAGAAATCTGTCGCACAGCTTGAATGGCATACGGGCAAGCATCATCGAGAAGTCGACCAGTACCACGGTCAAACACTTTGTCGAGGAAACCTGAGAGAAATCTCGGGAGACCTGCGTGCCAGACGAAAGCCTGGAACACGTCGCGACGCACCTCGCTTCTGGACAGACTTCTCTCGAAGTCCTTACAGAATTGAGGAAGGGTAATCGTTAGAAACGACATCCCCTCGTGTTTATACCGGTCCGAGATCGTTTTGCGATCCCGGATGGTGCAAGCGCCAACAATGTCACCGCATTCTTGGGTGACTACCAACGAGAGCAACAAATGGCTTTTCATCTCATCCCCTTTCCAGGGGTACGGATTCCATCGCCATGTTGCACGCAGAACTACTACAAGACTGGGATCTCAATCCCAATCAATGTAGTCCACTAGGACTGACCGCCCAACAGGGCGATCGAATTGGCCGCAGAACTTACGGTCATCCAAGTGGAAAAAGCTCCGATTACCGCCTGCTGTTCCGTGATGGTGTAACCCACCTTTGGAACGTCGATCCAGAACCCAACCGTAAGGCTGGATTCAAACGACGACCCCGTGAGATAGGGGTCTGCAGTGATTTTCGTATCGACCAACCGCAACTGATGGCGGTCCCTCTTACCATAAGAATGGTTGAGGTACAGCTTCAGCAGGCCAGTATCAGTTCTGAACTGGCCTGAGTCGGTCGCTGACGAAGTGCGGGGTAGGCTTTGTGCCGACCCGCCGGTCTTCGTCAGGCTTTGAGGATCTGTAAACATGGCGTTACTCTCTTCGGTGGGGACTCCTACCATAGGAGCCTTATTGAACGGGCGGGTAAGCACCCGCTCGAGTGTTCAGCAAGGGTTTCACCCCTACTGGATCTGGGTATGACATAGGCTTAGCGCATAACCGAAGTGGGGATTAACCCTTAAACTCGGTCGGAACTTGAGAACCTGTTTCACGAGGTTCCATAAAAGTTACCACTGCGATTAACGCCCAATGCCGCCAGGATGGATAGTTGCCAGGGTGATAAATCCTGCCAACTTAAACCAAATCCGAAAGGTGAGGCAGGGATACGCTTCTTGTAGTCAGTGACCACTTGAAGCATTCCTACATCGCTCCCGTCGACTAGACGGGCCCCAGGACGTTCGTAAACATCAACGACAGAACAATGCTCGCTGATGTACGCCCAAGGGAGCGCGGTGTTGCCAAGAACCAGATTGGTTGCACTGTCAATGAAAGATCCGACAGGTATAAACCAATCAATGAACCATGACCACGGAGTCAGATTCCAGAGCAGGCTAGGATCTATTTCTAGTCCATACTGCTTCTGATACTGGAGTGCTTTACGCACCCATACCATTGTCGACTCAGACCCGGGAGGGGCTGTGTAGACATACGCTGCTGTGAACCTTCGCCTTACGGTGATGGTTCGTGTTATGCAGCGTAGTGGCCTGGCCACTCGCAAGAGTGCCAGCGAGCTGAGGGTAAATGGTTCCACCCACAGCTACATCCGTGATAGTTAGGCTCGTTTCAGGCGGAAAGTCGAACCGTCTTCTTTGGAGCTTTCCAGCTCCTCGAAGATACGTTCTCCACTGTTTATCAGCAGTGTCAATTGAACGTGCCAGGGCAAAAATGTCCTGGATCACAGGTCGATAGCCAAACTGCCAAGTCAAGTAATCCTGCCCACCCTTACGAGGGTTAAAGCTGGTCTTGAATGAGGCAAGGGAACGCGTTCGAGGGAGACCCTCTCGACGTAACTCCCCTATTGTTTGGCCTATATCCGCAAGCGGTTGACCAGGAAGGTTGTAGAGAATTTGCTTAGCCCCTAAGTCCATCAACACTTGTGTTGATGAACCTGGATTTGGCTGAGCAGCTACAGTAGACGGATTACAGGGTAGAACATACCCATCATACATCGTGCGGTTGGAACCGCCTGATGTCAGGGCGACTTTCTTTCCACCAGAGAACCATCTCTTGGTAGATTCAAAGCCGCCACCCGTCTTGAGGATGTGCTTAAAGAGGACATTACCGACAATCGCATTAAAGAACTTGCGATTGTCTGTCTTCTCAAACAGCACGAACCACGGATGCGTAGCATCACGGGTAACCTCACTTCCACGGAGGTATTCACCTCCAAGTTGGATTGTTTGATAAAGATTGCCAAAGAGGTAGAACCTTTCGGTTCCACTTATCCTAGGCTTTTCAATATCAAGGACTCGATTTCGGGTCCGTCCAAGGTCAGATGCCTGAAACATTTTAAAACCTCTCGTTGGAAGATACGTTGACAGATTATGCCAACGTATCGATGCGCTAGCACCGGGTGGGCCCTTTAGGGGCCCAC